CTTATTATGGTACTTTATTTTTAACACTGATACTCTAACCTCCCGCTCCCCGTGAGGGGAAAAAACAAAGAAAACAAAAACAAGGTAACAATATATTAAAACAACTTAAAACTATATGAAAACTTCACAAAAAGGTATAGATTTAATAAAGGTATTCGAAGGTTTAAGATTAAAAGCGTACTACCCTATAAAAACCGAACAATATTATACAATAGGGTACGGACATTCTGATAAAAATATAAAAGAAGGAGACGTAATAACAAAAGAACAAGCGGAGGAATTACTAAAAAAAGATTTGGCAAAGTTTGAAGCGGGAGTAACCGAACTAACAAAGGGAGTAAGCCTTAATCAAAATCAATTTGACGCGTTAGTGTCTTTTGCTTTCAATTGCGGATTGGCAAACCTCAGACGCTCTACTTTGTTAAAATATGTAAGGCAAGCACCGAAAGATGAAAGGATTTATAAGGAGTTTAACCGTTGGATATATGCGAGCAACCGTCCGTTAGAGGGGCTAAAACGCAGGAGAAAAGCGGAGGCAAACCTATATTTTAGTACGAACATATGAACGTAATAAAACACTTGGAAGAATTAAAGCAAGACATTGTAAACCTATACATTGTAAAGAATGTAAAGGCAAGTGGTAATTTTGCACAAAATATTGAAATAAGGCAAGTTGCCGACAAGCGATGGCAAGTAATAGCACCTTATTACGTTTGGTATTTTGAAAAAGGTAAATCACCGGGCAAGGTGCCAAACGGCTTTGCTTCAATTATCTACAAATGGAGTATGGACAAGGGTATCACTTTTACAAACGATAAACAACGTGCCCGCTTTGCTTTTCTTACTGCAAAGAAAATACAAAAAGAAGGCACAAAGGCTTTTAGAACAAAGGAAAGAGAAGGGCAAATATACACGCAACCTATAGAACAGGCAACGCAAAACATAAAAAAAGAAGTGATCCGGGAACTCACAAACACGGTAAATGTTATTTTCAAAGAATTTAATAAATTATGATACTCAAAACGGCAAAGGTCTTTGCTTACATAGACGAGGCTTTTAATAAGGGGTATGCTATATGTAGTGCGCAGGGTAGTAGTAGAAGCGGAAAGACATATAACATAATCATTTGGCTTATTATGTATGCAATGCTACACTCTACAACAATAAGTATTGTAAGGAAAACGCTCCCGAGTTTGAAGCGAAGCGTTTTAAGAGACTTTGCCACAATTTGCCACGAATGCAACATAACATTAACGGAAAACAAAACCGACCTAACTTTTCAAATAAGAAACGGAAAAAATAAAAGTCTCATAGAGTTTTTCAGTATTAACGACGAGGCAAGAATACGAGGCTCAAAGCGTGATATTCTTTTTATTAACGAGGCAAACGAAATAACTCAACAGGAGTGGGTACAATTAAATATGAGAACGACCCGCTTTTCTATCATAGACTACAACCCAAGTTTTGCAGACGACTTTTGGATTTGCGAGGTTAATAAACGCAAAGACTGCAACCACTTTATAACTACCTACAAGGACAACCCTTTTTTAGAGGACAAAATTATAATGGAAATAGAGGCTTTGCGCCAGACAAATAAAAGTTTATGGGAAATTTACGGTTTAGGGTTGCAGACACAAGCGGAAGGTTTGGTATTTGATAAAATTACCATAGTAGACGAATTTCCTACTTATGCAAAAAAAGTCTGTGTAAGTGCCGACTACGGATTTACCAACGACCCCACGGCAATTGTTCTATGCGGAGTGTATGAAAACAAACTATTTATTAAAGAAATAGAGTATTCTACACATATGATAACCCGGGATATTATAGAGACTTTGCGACCTTATAAACAATACACACTCATAAGTGAGATAGACAACAGACTAATTGCAGAACTGAAACTTGCAGGGTATAATGTTGAAAAGGTAAAGAAAAACGATATACTTACGGGTATTGCAAAGATGCAACAATTTGAAATTTGCGTAACAAAGAACAGCACGGACGTTATCAAAGAGTTTAAAAATTATACCTACATAAACAAGGACGGACGATTTATAAACCAACCGATAGACGCTTTTAATCATAGTATAGACGCCGTGCGTTATTATTGTTTGATGAGGTTATTTGACAAATCGGGAGGCAAATTTTATTTCAACCCGATAATAGATAAAGGAGGACGACACTAATTATTAATTATATAACCCAGATAAATTATGAAAATAGAAAGAAAGATTAATATTGCGATTGTTATTGTAATGCTTTGTATTTGCTTTGTTTTAGTACGCTTGGCAAACAAGAAAGTAAACAAAGAAAACGAAAGACTGAAAAACAACATAACGGCGCTAACAAAACGAATGCACGAGTATGTTTTAAAAGACAGTACGCAAAAAGTGGAAATTGAACAACTGACCTACAAAAACGAGGAGATGTATTTCATTAACGATGCCCTGAATAACTACATAGATATTTTGGACATTAAACGCAAAAACGTAAAGGAAATAACCCAAATAAGTACAAGGGCAAATTACGTAATAGATACTTTTTTTGTTAAAGATACTATTATTATAACGGAGAAACAGACCGACACACTTACGAAAACTCACTACAAGGACGCTTATGTAGATTTGTCTGTATTACAGAAAGACAATAAGATAACAAAAGCGGACATTATTACTTTTGACACCATCACAACGATAGTACATAAAGAGTACCGAAAACGTTTTTTGTGTTTTAAGTGGAGACCTTACTACAAGGTAACCATTCACAACACAAACCCTTATAGCAGAATAACAAACGCACAGAACGTAAAGATTGAGTAAAAAGGAGAGCGTACTACCCTCCCCTCCTCCCCATTTTACTATATGTAGACCATCTGTTAATTAATGATAGCGGCACTCTTTAACCTTGTAAAGTTAATTAAAATGTAGAAAGAAACGCCCGTAAATCTTTTTCGGAAGTTATTTTACCCATAACGATTTTTTCTTTTGTCTCTTTTTTTCCATATTTATGTGTATTTCTTACGGCGTCCATTATTGATTGTACAACAGATGACATATTAATGAGGTTGATTTTAGGGTATTTTTTGATAAAAGAATAGAGCTCGTCAGCAAAAGAACGAGAAATAAACTTAACGTCTTTAAAATCCAACGTTTGAGTATCAGTGTCATCATTTATAGCATTAATAACAACTTCCGCATTAGTCCTCAATCTAATATCATCACTTAATATCTCTTTAATTACTATTGTTTTCATAATTTTGGTTTTATTCTAAATATTTACTATACTCAAAATTTTGGGGTACGTCAATTGGAATTTTTATTAAAATTATTGTCCCTTTCCAATATATACGCTTTGGCAATTCTTTCACCTCATCTTGTTTTCCTTTTGTACTTCTGAAAAAAGCATTCCCTGACATCATAAAAAAAGAACCATTCAACCCCTCAACTAACATTTGCCTTGTTGTCCGTATCCCAAATCCTCTTTCTTGGGAGTTGTTTTTTGTGGAATTGCCCTCATTGGCATACTTCAAGGCTTGTGCCGGGTTGTCTTGTATTTCATTAAGAAATTTGCCGGCCTTTCTGTAGCTACCCAAAACAGTAATACCATCGTCTGAAATACAAATATTAAGGCATCTTTCTCTTTGTAAATATTGCGAAAAGATATAACCGTGTTTGCAATCCGAATGTTCCTTTATATTCGTAATTAACTCACCGAACATATAGGATAAAGGGGTAATAATCGCAGATTCAGACCCAATCCCGCATTGCCTCTCTATTACTCTTTGCAAAACACTTTGTATTCCGTCAATGTGTTTGTTATTTACATCAAAACAACATATAGGGATATAAGATTTTGATAAGTAAGTACATAATTTTGTTTTAATATCTTGTTCGGACACTATCTTAGAAGTCTCCTCAAACCTGACAGTGTCTAAGTAACCCCGTATTTTGGAAGTATTTATTAAAGTAATATTTTGCTTGGAGGCTTTGTATATAGATAATGGGGCGAGGAATAGAGGATGTATAAATGTTACATTTTCAAAATCCCATTTTATAGTG